TTATTGCTTAAACCCTTTTATATAAACATAACACCCTGTACATTGGTTTTCGCAACTTTCTACCAAACCATCGCTTTTGTCATTATCAACGCAATAAAACGATTTACCAACAACAGGTATAGTTAATTGCTTACTATATTTTTCTCTCAAAGAAATCAGTTCATAGTACAAATCTTTAAAATCTATTTCATTTTCAGTGCAATCGTCTATTAATTTATTTAAGTCTTTTACTATATCCATTTTTATTTGTTTTATTTATTATTTAACACGCAACTAACCATACCTAATACGTTATGCACAATAAAATTTTAAAAAGGGCGACCACTCAAACGCACTCACTCTTACGTGTCTAAAAACTGCCCTTATACTTATATAAAGGCAATATTTAGACTTTTCATTAAGCATCTTCATCTTCAGTTACAAACGCTTTTAAATACTCTTCTTCGGTTGGTAATTTCTTTAAATCAAACTCAACTGTGTTATCATAATATTCGGTAATAAACACGCCTTTTTGAAAATCTATGGTATAGAAACCTTCGCACCATTTTTGGCATTCTTCTAAATCTGTATGTTGTACAAATTTCACAACACCGTATTCAATCATTTGATGTATATTACTACCACAATCACGGCTCAAATAAGGATAGTTTTTAGTCCAATTACTATCTTTATTAACTTCATCAATTTGCTCGTCATTTATAAGAGGTATTTTATTTAAGTTTTCTTGGTACCTATCTAAATCGCCATTTCTTAAATAGTTTAAAATATCCTTTCCTTGTCCATCAGGATAACCATCCCATTGTCCGTATTGTTGAATTTTTAAATCACCTTCTTTTGTAATTACTGCTTGTCTGTGTCTTGTTCCCATTTTTATATTTATTTAATTATTAATATTCTCGTTAATTTGGCTTTTGCAAAGCCACGCCCTTTTTAAAATTTTACAGATGCATAACACCGTATATAATGCATTTTCGTACCTCAAACGCACCATATACAAGTACGTTGGCAGTAATTAAGGCATATCAATTTTAATTACACCAAACGCTTCTTTTTCTAAATTCTTTAAAGTTTTTTCTTTTGCTTTTTTAAGAGCTTCTTTTTTATCCACAAAATACTCTCCAGTGCTTTTTAAACAATCACCTACCACATAAGCAAATTCAGGATCATCAGGAGAACAACCACCATTAACACGTATTTCTTCTTTTAGTTTTACTAATAAATATGTTTTCATTTCTAAAAATTTAACTACTGCCAACACCGTATATAATTAAGCGTAAACTGGCAGTTATTGTTTATATTATTCTTTCATTTTTAATTCCTTGTCAGCCATTTTTCCTGCGGAAAAACGCCTAACCATATACATTTCGTTAGCACACATACATAATAATGTCTACTAAAATATATCCTAAACCAAACAAAGCAGAGTACATCCAATATTTTGAAATAGTACGTGTGCTAACAATGTATATAATTAAATTTTTAACTGTTTCATCGTTAGCCATCAATCTACTTGCTAATTTATAAGCATCAGCAGGGTGTAGGTCTTTTTCTCTATCGTACATCGCATTCATTAAAGAGTGTATTATTAATTTATTTAGTTTATTCATAAGTGCTTTTTTTGTCCGTTAAAAATCAAATCATATACTTAGTCGTTAAAAGCACCTCCAGCGGTTAAAACAAACCGTATAACTAGCGACATTATTAAAGTTAAATTTATATGATGCCTTTGGTGCTTTTTTTAACCTAAAGTGATCTCTACTGAAGGATCATTATATTTTGATGTTTCTGGTTCTTTTTCTTCAGATAATGTTCCTGCAATTGCTTCAATTATAGCAATCATTGCATCAATTCTTTTTGTTGACCTTGATTTATCCAACCTTACATTTTCATTTGTATCGTAAATAGGAACACAACCAGAAAGCATCCATTTTAAAATAGGATTATTACCTACTCTTAATTTTCCTGACATAATTAAACGTTCAAACTCTTTTGTAGGACTTGTGTAATTCATTAAAGTTTGTGTAAAAGGTGATAACTCAACTCCTGCTTCTTGAAGCGGAGAAATTAAACCTGCAGAAAACTTTCTATCATATTCTACATGTTTTGTTTTCCTTTCGGAAACAATTTGAACAACTTTATTAAAAACAACATTATAATCTACCATATTGCCAGGCGTTGCAATTAAATATGTATCATTTTTATCTACTGCATTTTCTCTTTTTAAATTAGACCAATACCTATAAGGAACTCTATCTTCTTTACTCCTTTTTTCAATGGTATCTAAAGGACAAAAACACCAAACATCTACATCTCTAAAACCTTCTGAATCTGGCTCACTTACAACTGCGAAAGCTGTAATATCTGTAGTAGAACTTAAATCTAACCCACCACAATTGCCTAATTTTGCAAAGTTTTCGTATTTTATTGGAACCATACAATTGTTCCAATACTTGCTTTCTACCCAAACCGTTGGTGCATCTACCCACATGTTTAAATGCTTTGTTTGAAAGTTGGGTATTTTACTTGGCTGGTTTACTGTTTTTTGATATTCTTTTTGTAAAAAATCCACTGAAACAGTTACACCTAAATTAGGGTTTGCTTTTACCCAACATTTTGGATCTTGCCAATCATCATCTTCATCTAGATCATGTATCATTATTAAAAAAGTATCATCTTCTGCAACTCCTTCTAAAATATTAATACAACTATCTTCGAAATTTTTACAAACTCCATGCACATTTGTTCCTGCAGTTGTTATTGTGTAGGTTATTGGCTGTAATCTACTTGCTGAAGAACTTTCTAAATTTTCTTTTACTGAATCATCTTTATGAGCATGATATTCATCTATAATTGTTAAATGTGAATTAATTCCATCTTGCGTTTTTGAATCTCCACCCAAAGGCCTCATAAAAGCAGATTTTGGAAGAAACTTTATTTCTTTTTGATAAACCTTAAAACCAATGTTTTGAAGTATTGTAGATTTTTGAATAAAATCACACGCTTGCTGAAAACATAGTTTTGCCTGTTCTTCTTTTGTAGCCCCAACATAAACTTCTGCACCTTCTTCTCCATCAAACGCTTTTACAAATAAACCAACTCCAGATAGTTCTGCAGTCTTACCGTTCTTTTTACCTACTTTCTGATAAACATTCCTAATTAATCTTATTGTTTGGCCTTCTTCGTTTTTGGTTTGCCAAGCAAATAAATTATATAAAGTGAATTGTTGATATGGTGATAAAATAAAAGGTTGACCTGCAGACTTTCCTTTTGTATGTTTTAGAATTTTTTCAAAAAAACGAATAATTGCAAAACCTTTAGAATGGTCCAACCAATAACCTTTAGATTCTGCAGTATTAATTAATTTATAAAACCTATCTATTGCTTGCTTAATTCTTAAACCACAAACAATTTTACCAGATTTTACATCTGCTGCATATTGAAAAGGAATTGAGTTTTGTATGTTGCCTGGAATATTCATTTTATAAAGCCGATTTTTTAGAACCTAACATTTCTTCTATCTCATCCAACAAACTCAATTGGTTAGAAGAAGAACCATCTTCTACTGCTTTTATTTTAGATCTATCTTTTATAGATAAACCAAAATGAGCAGAAACACCGTCTAAATGTTTATCCGCTTTTTCTATTACAGAAACATAACCTGTTACATTTGTAGCACCAGAAGCAAACTTTTGCACTAAACCAGAAATACCTTTAGATTTATTTACTTCTGCAATCGCTTTACTTCTGGCATCCATCCAAAATGCTGCCTGTTGTAAATGCATTAAATCAACTTTAGAAAAATGATTTGTTTTCACAAACTCAAACCCAAACCAATACCACCACTTTTTTTGCGCAGCGTTTAACTTCATTCCTGGTTCTGGCTTCGGTAATTCTTTTAAAATACCATACAAAGAAGAAACTTCTGTTTCTTTTTTTTCAGTTTTTTTATTTTCTGAATTTGTATGTACTATTTTCATTTTATCTTTATTCATAATCATTTGATTTATACCCCCCTTACCTTTAAAACTACTGTGAGTATTTTTCTAACTTATAGGCGATGTACAGCGGATTTCACTTGTAGTGATTTTACCCCATACCCCTATTTTATTTTGTTTTTATGAGCATCACGACCTGACTTTTTGTTATGACAACTACTACTCATTGCTTGAAGTTCTTTCCAATCATATGGATCTAATTTATTATCTAATAAAAATTGTAACCCCTTGATATGATCTGTAACATTTGAAGGTTTTAATAACTCTTTTTCTTTACATTCTTTACACTCACAAACTGGATGCGCCAACTTATAAGCTTTAGAAACTTTACGCCAAGCACGCGAGTTATAGAACTTACTATTATCATGTAATCTTCTTCCTTGCACAACCCTCTCTTGTTGCCAAGGTTTCTTTTTAGGTTTTGGTATTATTGGCATCTTCTTTTTGTTTTAATATTTGTTTAGCCCAAGCTATATAAGTTTTTCTTTGACTTGCAGCAACTTCTTTAGAACTAACTAAAGTTTCATATCTTTTAAAAACCCCAGCACCTTTATCTACTTCTATTGCAAACATTCTACCAACAGGAACAGGATAAACTTTTACACCGTTTCTTATACAAATACTCATTGCTTTATTAATATCTAATTGAATTTCTTTAACTATTCCCATGGCGCTTTATCTACATTTATCGAATTTAAAGCCAACTCACATACTTCTGGCAAACCATTATCATTTACTCTAAAAGAAAACTTTTCAAAACCTTTACCACGTCCAATTACTTCTTCTACAGTACTTACCGAACTATCGTTTTCATCTTTAGTAATTCTAATTATTGATTGCGATTTATTATATAATTCTGTTCCTAAATGACCTCTTGCATTTCCATCTCCTTTGTTTTGATGCAACACTGTTGCTATATGAATTTCATATTCAAAAGACCATTTCATTAACAAATTAATTACTTCCGTACACTCAACATCATTATTAACACTCATTACCAAATCACGTACACCATCAATAATTAAAACATCTATATCCTTATGTTCCTTAAGAAGTAACACAATTGCTTCTACTCTTTCTTTTGCGCTATAAGGACGTAGGCCATACATAAATAAATTATCTTCTGCACCTGACATCTTTTGAATTCTCTTTGTAACTCTTTGCACATCTGCAGGACTTTGTTCTGTATCTACATACAAAACCTTACATTCTTTATTTGCGTTAAACACATCAAACAAACGGAGGCAACCAACCAAAGCAGAAACAAACATTGTTAATGCGAATGTTTTTTTAGATTTAGCCAAACCAATCCACCCAGAAATATCACCTTTAGAAAATTTATTTGTATTACCAATTTTCATAATAAATTCATTTTGTTTTATAGTATCTGTAGACTTAATTCTTTTAGATAAAATATCTTTTAAAAAATCGTCTGAAACTATTGGTTCTTTTGGTTTTTCTTCTAAATTAAACATCTTAACTTCTTCTATGTAAAGTTGCTATCATTCTATCATTTATTTTAGACTTTACTAAATCTAAAGGAAACGTATCTTTAAAACGTTGGTAATCCATAACAATAGCTTCACCTTCTTTTGTGGTAAAAGTTCCTTCTGCTAATCTGTTTAATTGATTAGAAGCTAAATCTTCATAGAAAGTTGTGTAATACAATTCCAATGGTTTTGATAATTTGTGAGATAACTCTGCAAAAACACTATCGTTAAAAACAGTTGTTCCATGACGCCTAATATCTCCTACTAATTGCATTATATATAACTTTGCATAAACATTATGCCTTTCAATAATTCCTGAAGTTTGCTTATTTATAAAACTTAAAACAGATTTTAAAGCCAACTTATCTGCATCATTAGGTGTAAAGTTTTGCATCTTACCGTTTTTATCTTCAGAAAAACGCCAAAGCAACCTGTTACCTGCTTTTTTAATATCCCAGAAATCGTTATTACCTTGTATTTTCTTTTTATTGTCTTGCATTATATTTTGAAGTTTAAATACTTATTCAAATTATCTTCTTTTAGCAAATACTCTGGTGTTGCAAACTTGAAGTTCTGTTCTAAATGCCACTTATTTTTAGGCGATGAAGAATATAAATTAGCAATTGCCTTTCTAAAATCTGCTCCAGAATAACCAACTGCAAATTGTTTAGAAAAACTCTTTTGCAAAGTTTCTGTTATTTTAAAATCTCTATTAGAAATTTTATTAAAAACATTTATAAACCAATTTAATTCTGTTTCTAAATCTGCATCTTTTAAATTTTGTTTACGAATCCAATTTCCAAAATGCTTAAATAATTCACCATCGTTATTATAAATTTCTTGAGTAGAAATTGAGTGTTTTACAAAAATTGAAATATTGTTTTTTACTGTAGAAATTTTAAGTCTATTTTGCATAGCAGATATTTCTAATAATGAAATATTTTTTTCTATTTTCTCTAGTAATAATATATATCTATCTTTTATATCTACTTCCTTATATTTAGAGTTGCCAATTTCGGCAGTCAGACTGTCAATTTCGGCAGTCTTGTTATTGCCAATTTCGGCAGTCACTTTTTTAGGTGATTTCTCAACAGATATTTTCAATAAATTTTTACCTTTTTTTGTTAAAGTATACCATTTTGTTCTGTCGTTTTTTTTGGTATTAAATTCACCTTTTTTAATTAATTTTTCATCTAACATTTTATCTACTAAATGCCTAATTTTAGAAATACCCCAATAAGGAAATTGGTGGTTCATTTGCGTTAATTTCATTCGAACCCAATATTCACCCTTAAACTTATTTACATCATCTGAAACTACTTTTTCGTACCAAAAACACATGTGCTGCAACATTAAAGCAACATCCACATTATAAGCACCAGCAACTTCTACAGAAAAAGAATGTGATCTACTCATTAAGCTACCAATTCAAGTTCTTCATTAAACATATATGCTTTAGAAATTTTATGCATAACAACTCTAAAAGCTTTGTTATTTTCCAACCTAAAAGCACCTTTCGTTAAAATTGATTGCACCTTTAATTCAGTTAAACCAAAATAATCTGCTACTTCTGGCATTTTATTACCAAGTAAAACAATAGATAAATATACTTTTACTGCTTTTTGCTTTTCTACAGGAACACCTGCAGAAATAACATGTTTTTTTAATTTGTTGATTTTCTTTTTCATAATTAATCGTGTTTAGAATTAAAACCATTTGTATCTATTCTAGATATAGAATACCTTGGCTCCGTTAATGCTTTTGGGTGACTTTTAGGCCTTGGCCAACCAGTAATTGGGTTTACATTATCTTTCCAAGAAACCACATGCTTTTTTTTACCTTCCATAACTTATAGTTGTTTATTACAATTTCTACAAGATTCAATCATATCAAATTCAGATTGCGGATTACATAGTTTACCAGACTCACAAACAGGGTAACTTCTACCAACTTTACAATTCTGCTTTAAAACATCTTCATTTTTAAAATTATCTACTAATAACATTCGCTTTGTCTTTGTTGTTCGTCTTGTATACTACTTTCTTTATATTTTTTAGGAGAAGTAGGACCTTTACCGTTCATTACCTGCAACATAGAAAAAGGATCCTTTTCTGCAATTCTTAACCAATGCGCAGTTACTTTATATTTAGCTTTGGCAGTTTTTCTGTCTATCCACTTTACACGCTTATCTACAGAAGTTTTTACGTTAACCTCTATCATAAAATCGTGTAATTGTTTTCTAGAAATTATTACCAAATCTTTATCTTTTAACTCGTCTACAGAAATTACATTCATAATTGCGCTTTTGCTATTAAACAATCTGCTTTTAACTTCGCTGTTCTAAAAATTATAATCATTTCATCGTAAGAATAACCAGCTTCCTTTAAGATCTTAACCCAACTTTTTACCAAGTTTTCTGCTACAGTATCTTTATCTTCATTACTCATACTTCAATTTATTTAAAATAATTTCTACCTTATTTAAAAATTTTTCGTCTGCCTGGTTAAATTTCCAAAACCTAATAATATCAAAACCATTTAGTGTAGTGTCTAAAGATTTGCACACGTTATAAAAAGCGGTCATCCCCATAAATCCTAAACTTTTAAAACGATTCTTTAGACTACTACACTTTATTGCAAATGGCTTATATAATTTCATATTTTCTAATTTTTTGTGATTTTCTTCCTGCTCTAAATATTTTACCATCGAAATCTGTTGACGTAAAAACCATGAAGTTCTGAAGTATTAAAAACAATACAGTTGCAAAAAATTTAGCAGGATTCTCTACAATGTAAAACCTTGCAACATCTACAGCACTTCTAGCATTTATTTTTTTTCTGATATTTTTAGCATGTGTATGCACAGTAGATTCTGCTATAAATAATTTTACAGCAATTTCTTTTTCAGAAAAACCAAAAGCAATTAACTCTGCAACTACCTTTTCCTGCTTTGTAAACTTTTTATTTTGAAACATCATAACCTTTTAGTATTTCAGTTATTTTTTCTTCAAAACCACAATCTTCATAAGCTGTAACAATTTTTTCTGCACATTCTATTAAAAGAGTGTTTCCTTTTTTGTTTCCTGCAATTACCTCGCTAACATTGCCTTGGCTTTTGTAACCAAAAGTTTCTGTTATCTTCTTTATAGTACCATAAGGCAAAGCGTTTTTTAACTCAATATTTCCTTTAATTTCATCTACCATTTTTATAGTATTTTATAGAAGTGAACTTCTCTACTCTTATTATTTTCTTTACTTTTGAAAAGTGAGTTGCACTACTCTACAAATATATATCAAATTATATCAATTAACATAACAATTGATATAATATTTTATAAATATTTTTTATATAGTTGAAAATCAGTATTATGGAATCTAAAAAAAAGGTTATTTTAATAAGGAAATTAGCAGAAGAAAATAATATTACAGCTTACGATATTGGAAAAAACACAGAAATATCTCTAACTTCTGCCAGAAATGTGTTAGAAGATGACAACATTACACCAAGAGTAAAAACATTAAACATTATTCTAGAATATTTAGAAAATGCAATTGTTGGCACAAAAAACCAATACGAATTAAAAGAAGAATTCCAATCTAAAGTAACAGAAGAAACTGTAAATTATTTACCAGAAGGCGTGCCTTATTATGATGTAGAATTCGCTGCAGGTTTTGAAGATTTTACACAAAACCAAGCCATTAAACCAACATCTATTATATTACACCCATTTTTTACAGGTTGCGATTTTGTTATACGCGCTTCAGGACAATCTATGGCTAAAATTATAAAACATGGAGATGCAATTGGTATAAAACAATTAGACAATTGGCAGGAGTTTTTACCATTTGGCGAAATTTACGCCATTGTTACCAAAGATAATTACAGAATGATAAAAGTAATTACGAAAGGATCTACAGAAGATTATTTTACTTTAATAAGCAAACCAACAGACAATAAAAAAGAAGAATTCCCACCACAAGAAATAAAAAAGAACCAAATTATTAGTATCTTTAAAGTCCAAGCAAGTAGTTATTTATTTTAAAATATCTGTTTATAGACAGATAAACCAAAATATCTGCCTACAGACAGATAAAACCAAAACACATGAAAAGAATTGCATCTATATTATTAATCTTAACAACTTTATCTGGTTTTAGTCAAAAATACGTAGATACTTTATATAATTTTAAAGTTGATAAAGGAAATATTGTGTGGCAAAAGGTTTTTGAAAATAAAGATACATTAGATTTAAAAACAAACTTTAAAGAAAAAAGTTTAATAAATTTTAACACTAATAACTTAAAAGAAACCGAAAACACAATTTCTTTTTCAATAGAAAACGATAAAATTAACCATCAAAAATATGGTGGTTCTGCAATGTTTTCTGCCTTTTACATTCAACAAGTAAACCACTACAACGTTTCTATAGACTTTAAAGAAAAAAAATATAGAGTCACAATAAAAAACTTTGTTTCCGGAACACTAAACAATAATAAATCTTTAAGATTAGAACAATACGTTGTAAAAAACAACAAAATTAAAAGAACCAAAATAAACATTAAGAATCTAAACTACTATCAAAAGTATTTTACAGATAAATTTACAATTTATTCTAATAAAGAAGATTGGTAGTTATTCAATAATTTTTAAATGCGCTTCATCACGCAATATTTCTGGATATTTATCTTTGTAAATAGTATCTACATCATTTCTTTCATGGCCCATTAACTCACGTAATAAATCGCTATCTAAAAATAAATTTTTACCCAAAGTAGCAAAAGTATGGCGCGCAACTTTAATTCTAATTTGCCCACCTAATGGCAATACTTCTATTTTTTCCTGCTTCTGAACAAAATCTAAAGACCTTCTTAAATTATCTCTAAAAGATTTGTAAGAATCAAAATCTTTAGGCCAAGGAAACAGATATTTACCTTTTACTTTATACTTATCAATAATTTTTTGCGCCTTTGGTACAATTTTCAAATCGAACTGATAACCAGAACCAGCTAATTTACTCCTGGTAAAATACACCCTACCATTATTAATGTTTTTATACTCCAGATAATATACATCTTTTAAATCTTGCCCACCAAAGTAAAACAACAACAACCACAAATCTATTGCCCTTTGGTGATACATTGGTAATTTTTTTGGCGCAACCAATTTATTACCCTTACCATCTAAACGCAACATTGCATTTTCTAATTTAACTATAGATTCTTTTGTAATATTTCGTTTTTTAGTTCTGTTACTCTTTACAGTAATTCCTTTAAAAACTCCATCAAATGGTTTTGTGTCTTTTGCAACCCCACGCCTTACAGCTTCATTATAAACTGTTCTAATTTTACGTAAATAAGTATGTACAGTAGATTTAGAATTACCCAAAGAAATACGCCAATCTTTAAAACCATTTAAAGTAGAATAGTCTACATCTGTAAAATCTAAATTAGTTCTATATTTTTTTAATTGATCTAAAGCAGTTTTATAAATATTGTGAGTAGATTTTTTTTGCGCAGCAGTTAATTCAGATAAGTAAGATTCGTAAAACTCATAGAAAGAAACAATATTAGTAAAACCACTACCACCTAATAATATTTTTTTTGCGCTTTCTAAATTCGCTTTTCTGGTAGTTTTATAATCAAAAACAATTTCATCTAACAATAATTGTTTCTTTCTAACAAATAAAGCCATTTTAGGGTTTTTAATTGGCATTTGGTTTTTTAAATCCCAATCCTTTAAATGAAAATAAACACCCAAACTCACGTTTTTCTGCTTACCTTTATGGTTCAAGAAAACCACAACAGGAAACCCTTCTTTTCTCTCTTGATTCTTTCTGGTATCTAATCTTATTTTACCATTCAT